GTTAGAGATAATGCACCACCAGTAACAGTAACTGTAGTAGTAGGGCTAACTAATATTCCATGTAGTGGAGCAGTAACAGTAATCTTTCCGCTAGAATATACCCAACTTGTTGCAGTAATTGTAGGATTGAATATAGCCTTAGCTGCACTAATACAATTATTATCTGTTAGTGGCCAATCGCTTAGATAATCATATCTCTGATTTGCCAACATTAAAATCCAATGATATTCTGGGTCTCCATAAACTCGTTCTGCTACAATTTCTGGAGTATCTCCATCCATAATATCATATTCGTCAAAGACTGCAATGTTATCTAATACTTCTTTTCTGAAACGAACATTCCTAGTTATATCTTTAACTATGTGAGTTTTAGTTTCAAAATCACCATATTTAAAATCGTATAAGAATACTGGAAATTCTTTAAAGTACATTATAGACCATCCTCAATCTTATCTTTGGTTAATAGAGCCAACTCACGGAATGACATCTGAACATTAATCTGTGTGGGCATGCCGTTATCGAATGTAGTAAAATTACCATTTGGAGTATAGTTGATACTCATCTCAGTCAATACACATGATGTGTGGCGATGTATATGTGTATTTTCTAATCCACCCTGATAATAGAAGATATCAAATTCAGATGGATATATGTAAACAAAATTATTTGCATCTTTAAATTCAGGATGCATGTGGTATTTAAATTGTTGAATAATTCTTAATACATTTTCTGCTTCGGCAGAACTTCTAGGAAAGAACTGGTATTCGAACTGGAATGTTCTAAAATCTACACCTTTAAATACTTGTTCTTTCTTTGGGTTTGCAGCTAAGCCTGTAGCTGCAGAGTTTGCGGCAGAATTTGGTCCTTTTGATAACATCAAGTTAGTTACCATAGCCTGTGCTGGATCACCTAAATCTTTAATCTTACCACCACTGCTTGTTGCTTTTAAAATCTCTTCAATACCAGAAGTTGCCATTGCCATCGCTAAAGTGTCTTCTTCACTCCACTGCATTCCGTAGCGAATTTGAAGCTGGTTTGGAATATGTAATGCGATGGCAGTCTTTAATCTTTTCTGTGCTCGTGAAGCTGTTGCTGCATAGTTAGCTGTTGCTGCAGCACCGACTGTAGATAGTGCAGCTACACTACCTGAAACACCACCTGCTCCTAGGGCTTTACCTAATAACGCACCACCAACATTTAATCCTGCGTTGGCTGCGAATAGTTCTGTGGTTGATACATCTGTGGCAATCAAATCTCCACGATCTCTTGGAGTAATCTCTTTAACAAATAGATCTTCATTATCTTGTTTACCAAGTTTAGAGTCTACTTGAACATTGATGTAAAATACTACATAGTTACCACCATATATTCCTGTTGGCGATAGCAAATCGTCTGGGTAAGAAAATTGCTCAGTATTGTACTTATTAGAAAACTCTGATGGATTTTTTCCACGACTTCCGTACTTTATACCACCTTTTAGTGGTATAGACTGAGGTCCAGAATCAGTAATGCTGGCTAAACTTGCGTCTGGGTCAAATGCCATGTTTTTTTTCCTAGGACTAAATAGTTGGTTAATACTTATATTATTTAGGCATGTTTCATAAAAGAAAGTTTACCCCAGTTTTTCCAGAAAAGTATAAAGGCGACCCAACGAACATTATAATGAGAAGTTCGTGGGAAACCATGTTTGCTAACTGGTGCGATAAGAACTCCAATATAATTAACTGGAGTTCAGAGGAAACTATAATCCCATATCGTTGCCCGACCGATAACCTTATTCATCGCTATTTTGTTGATTTTAAGATAACTATTAATACAGGAAAAACTTACCTAGTAGAAGTTAAGCCAAAATATCAAACAATTGCACCAGTGTATCCAGGGAAAAGAACCAAAAGATATCTCACAGAATCCTATGCGTATATGAAAAACCAAGCTAAATGGGAAGCTGCTAATATTTATGCTAAAGATAGAGGGTGGGAGTTTAAGATAATAACTGAACACGAGTTGGGTATATCACCTAAATAATCTTATGGCTAAACAAACATTACTCGATGTATTCGAGAGAAACCAGTACGATTTAAAGACTTCTGTTAAGAAGAGTCGTTCGTGGTTTGAGCAACAGGTCTTATTAATGACCAAGCAGCAAATCACCCCTCCGAGGGTGCTTGCTGGTAATCCAGATCAGCTAGCAACTAGAGTGTTACCTGGACACCTGTATATGTTTCTTTATGATCCTAAGACTAAGGCAGATTTACCGTATTATGACAGGTTTCCACTAGTGTTTCCATTTAGAAAAACCCCAGATGGGTTTATCGGATTGAATATGCACTATCTTCCATATCAGCTAAGAATACAGTTGTTAGATAATCTGTTAGTATTTGCAAACAATCAAAGATTTGATGAGACTACTAGAATTAAGTATTCTTGGGCATTGATTGATGGTGTTTCAAAATATAAAGCAGCACAACCATGTATAAAACAGTATCTCTCTGGACATGTTAGATCTCAGTTTAGACAAGTAACTTCTTCTGACTGGGCAACTGCTATGTTACTTCCAGTTGAGAGATTTGTTGGTGCTTCCAAACAAGAAATCTGGGCAGACTCCAGAAAGATAATTAGAAAGAGCTAAGAATGCCATTACTACCAGCAGACACTCCAAGGCAAGACTCTACACCTAAAGCAATTAATGAATTTATTGCTCAGGTAAGGGGATCTGGTATGATGAGGCAGAATAGATTTGCCGTCTTATTAACTCCACCTGTTAGTATCCTTCCAGAAAACTTAAAACATGTTCTGTTATTTTGCGATAGTGTTCAGCTTCCTGGAACCAATTTCTCTACAGTACAAAATAGAACATATGGTGAATTTAGAGAAGTCCCTTACGAAAAATTATATGATCCGTGTAGCTTAACTTTTTATGTTGATGGTGATTTAAAAGTTAAACAATTATTTGATAGATGGACAAATCAGATTCAAGATCCTATTACAAGAAATTTTAATTATTATGATAACTATGTATGTGATATGACTATTCAAGTACAAGATCTACAAGACAATAGTAGATATGATATGATTCTTCACGAATGTTATCCAAAAACAGTTGGGTCTATTCAATTAGACCATAATAATAAAGATGTTATGAAATTGAATGTTACAATGCAATTTAAGTGGCATGAAACATATGCGAAACAAGTGTTATACACATATGAACAGGTTTCATCTGAAGATATAGAAAGAGCTAATAAAGATTTTACTGGTTATCAACAAACAGTTAATAAATCGTTCCTACAAAGAGCGGGAGACTATTTAACTGGTTCAGCTATAACTTATGGTATTACAAAACTTCCAGGACTTTTGAGATTCTAATAAATACAAAATTGAGGTAAATTATGAAGATTGATAATTCGTTATCTACTGAGTTTGGGATACAACCAATGGGCAACACTGAGGTGATAACAAAAACTGGAGAAGTTATTAACGACTCTACAAATAAAATTGAAGCAGATTATGATACAACTCGTAACAATCTTCGTATTTTATTACAGCAAGGGCAGGAAGCACTACAGAAGTCACTCGATGTGGCTATGCAGTCTGAGCATCCAAGAGCATTTGAAGTTGTTGGTAATTTGATGAAACAGTTGGCTGATATTAACCAACAGTTATTAGATCTACACCAACAGAAACAAAAGTTAGATGGACCAAAAGAAGGTTCACGAAAAGAAGTGACGAATAACAATGTTATCTTTACAGGTAGCACTGCTGAGTTGAATAAGTTAATTAAGAATATGTCTAAAGGAGAATAATTATGGCATTGCCAAAGAATAGTACACCAATTTATAACTTGGTGGTTCCGTCAACTAAAAAGTCTGTTACATATAGACCATTTTTAGTTAAAGATCAAAAAGCACTTTTAGTGGCACAGCAAAGTGATGATCCTAGAGTTATGATTGATACTTTAAAAGAAGTTATTAAATCTTGTATTACAGAAACTATTGATGTTAATAAATTAGCAATGTTTGATATTGAATATATCTTCACACAGCTAAGATCTAAGTCTGTCGGTGAAACTGTTGATATTGTTTTATCCTGTGATGTAGATCACGGAGAAGATAACGCAAAATCTAAGATTCAACATACAATAGATCTATCGCAATTGAATGTTGAAGAAAAAGAAGGACACACTAATAAAATAGAGTTGTTTGGAACAGTAGGTGTTGTTATGAGATACCCAAATATTGATGATATCAAAAAGCTGCAGGGTGGAGTAACAGCTGAGGATACATTTAAATTAGTAGCGTCTTCAATTGATTACATTTATGACTCTGACCAAGTGTATTATTCAAAAGATCAAACTGAAACTGAGTTAATGGATTTTATTAACAATCTGACTTCTGAACAGTTCAGTAAAATACAAAGTTTCTTTGATACAATGCCAAAGCTGTCCCACACTATTAATTATAATTGTCCTGTTTGTAATAAAGCGCATACCGTCCACTTGGAGGGAATGCAAAGTTTTTTTTAATAAACCTTTGTCATGACAGCTTGGTGAATCATTATAAAATGAATTTTGCCTTGATGCAGTACCACAAATATGCTNTATCAGATATTGATAACATGTTACCGTTCGAGCGAGAGGTCTATGTCTTTATGTTAAAAGAATACTTAGAAGAAGAAAAGAAACGACTAGAGAGCAAATAAATGGAACTCGTACTACAAAAACAATCTAACCAGCTGGCGGAATCAGGCAGCAAACCAATCGGATCCTCTGGTATCGGAGGTGGTGGATCAGGTGCAGCTGGTGGAATGGGTAACTTGGCGCAGGAACTAATTGGTTCTTTACAAGATTTAACATCTGGTGTGAAGAAGTTAATTACTGCTGTTCAATTTAACACTAGAGCGATTGGTAGTATACCATCCGCTAGTAGTGGTGGTGCTGCTTCGGGTGGCAAAGGTTTAGAAACGGAAGTTGAAGGTAATAGATCTAGAGATGCCCAAACTGCATTATTAATTAAGATCGAAGAAAACACTCGTGGCATGGGTGGTAAAGATAGTAAAAAAGATAAGAAAAAAGATGAAGGGTGGTCGTTTTTAGATTACATTAAAGGGTTTGGTTTAGCATTGGCTGCAACTCTTGGTGCTATCGCAGGTATGATAGCTGGACAGCTTAAAACAATGAAATTTTTCTTTGATAAAATTGTGGATTCTATTAGATGGGTAAGTAAAACTATCTTAAGGTTTGCTACATATATTGATGATCTATTCGGTGGTGTAGTACAGAAAAAATTACAACAGATATCAACCTTTGTTGATGACTTAGTTACTGGATTACGACAACGAATTGGTAATGTAGGAAAATCTATTGCAAGTTTCTTTGAAGACTCTGGTAAACAATTTAAAAAGATGTTTAGTTTCTTAGAAGAATCAGATATCGGCAAAAAATTAAAAAGTGCAGTAAATTCTGTTCAAGATACCTTTAGTAAATTTAGTACAGCTATTGCAGAAAGTGATGCTCTTAAAAAATTAAAATCTATTGGCACAGCAATACAAGAAACCTTAATGGGTCTCTGGAACTCAATTAAGGGTGTGTTCTCAGGATTAAGTTCAGAAGGCACAATAGGAAAAATATTCAAATCAATCGGTACATTCTTTACTGATGTTGGTGCTTACTTTAGTAAAATATCTGGAGTGTTTAGTGCAGTGTTCAAAGCATTCACCAAAATATTCTTTTTTGTTGGTATCATTATGGGTATATTTGATACTGTTAAAGGTGCTATAGATGGATTTGAAAAAGATGGTCTTCTTGGTGGTATCAAAGGTGCGATAACTGGTTTAATAAATGGTGTGTTCAATTCCTTCTTTGATCTAATTAAAGATTTAGCATCTTGGCTATTGGGCAAATTAGGATTTAAAGAAGCAGCTGCATTTTTAGATTCGTTTTCATTCCAAGATCTATTCACAAAATTGGTGGATAAAGTTTTCGATGTTATTTTAAACCCAATAAAGTANATCACAGACGCATTTGATAAACTAGATCTACAAGCACTAATATTCGAGCCGATGTCAAAGGCATGGACATTTTTAAATGATTCATTGGGTGGTATACCACAGAAGATTGTTGATAACATTAAATTATACATCATGGATCCATTGGCTAATGCCTTTGCTCCAGTTGTTGATATGTTTAAAGATATGGCATCAAAGGTAATCGGATTCTTTAGTGAGTTTAAGATTCCTGGAGTAGATGTTACTATTCCATTAGTTAATAAAACATTTGGAATTGGACCATGGTATCCATTTAAGAGTAATTCAAAATCTGATGCACCTGCGGCAGCACCTGCACCTGC